CCGGGTTGACGATGGAACAGCCCCCGCCACCGCCAGCACCGATGACCTCAACAACGATACTGGATGTTCCCGGCGTTGGGGTGTACGTGTATGAGCCCGCCACAGTAAAGCGCTGCACATTTAAAATCCCGCCGGAAAGCACCTTCCATTTATTCGAGGGTGGTGTATCGGTATTCGCATCGCTAATCGACTGGTAAATGACGCCATCAAGCAGCGCAACGGCACCGCTCTGATACGGGAACGCCACGCCGTCATTATCTTCTGCGGTGATAAACGACGCGACGCCGCCAGTCTGGATCTCACTGATTGCCGATGTAATGAGATTAAATAAGCCGTTCATTTTTTCGCGTTCAATGCGCTTTGCCGCGGGATCTGTTTCCGGGTCAAGCGAATATGACTGCGTGTAGCCCTGCGTCATATTTACGCCGCCGTCCGCGTCAGTTTCAGGCACAGCTGTTTTATCCCCTGCGTTTGCGAAGGGGGTACGGATAAAGTTAGTCATTATTAGTTTCCGAATTGTGAGTTTATTTGGTCGAAGTTGAGTCCGTAGCCTGCAAACCCAAAAACGTCTTTTGGCCTGACGAGGTGATTTATTTTTACCCCTGACGGGCGAGGGATAAGGTCAAACTCCTTAAGCATGCTAATCATCAAATTTGAAGGTGGATTCTGGTAAACAACGTTCATCGTCATATTGTGACTATCCAGCACATACACCCCGTCACCGAACACGTCATTAAGCGCCCGGTTGATGGAGGGCATTGAGCCATCGGATGTAATTTGCCACCAGCGCAGGCGGAGCAGGCTTCGCTTTTGCTCCAGGCTTAACCGGCTTGCCGCACTGGCATCCCTGGCAAAGTTCCCGTTATCAAAGTTCGTTCCGAACGAAGCAAAACCAAACGCCGGGTAGTCGTTTCGGCTGGCGCCTGCACCCGCATAAAGCGGCAGGTTCAATATGATCGACCAGACGTTCAGCCCGAAATCATTGGCGGTTAACAGATTAAAAACGTCTCTTTCCCAGTCCGTCCAGTACTGCTCATGGTTGCTGGTGTACCAGTCCTGCTTAAGTCCGAGTAATGTTCGCAGGTTTGGAGCCTGGTCATATTCCCACTTAACGACTTTGAGCAGGTCGATACTGAAATCGAACTGCTGAATATTCATAGCGCCACCACTAAAATATCATCAGCCTGAATCGTGGCCTTTTCATTAAGGCCGATTTGAATATTATCTTTCGTCCAGTCCGGCGTAATGCTCTTGGGCGACACCTCAACGCTTCTGATAAATATTTGCGGCGAAGCGGTGTTAGCCGCGGCGGACAACTCAAACGGGGATACGTCGGCACCCAGAATGAATCCCACCTCTCCATTATCGAGCTGGCCGTTGGCGAACTTAACAACCGTCTCTTTAATCAGTGAGCTCGGATCGCTGGCACCAATGCCGTTGGCCACGATAATGAACCGGGCCATGACAGGGACGGCGGCCGGGCGGTCAAAATTGACAATGCTTTGCTGCCCGGACCACGGATCGGTAACGGCTACGCTAACCTCCCCGTTCCAGTCCGCGCCGGCTGTCTTTGACGCATACAGTGCATCAGCAATATCCTGATCCAGCCCACCATCGACACATGCCCAGACGGAATGGCCGACGAGGGTTATCCCGTCGATAACTCTGGTTACGGCATCCACGTTTTCCCTGAATGACAGTGAGCGGACGCCCGACAGCGCGCGAACATTTGAGAAAACGGCCTCTGAGACAGATCGCCCCTGTAACGCGAGCGTTTGTCGCCGCTCATTGCGGGCTGACATATCGCTTTGCTCATCTGTCCCGATAGTACCCGCCACCGGATTATCTGACGTTTCCCAGCCAACGGAGGTATAGCCTACTACCGGTTCGGTCAGTGAGTGTGCCGGACAAGAAACGTCTCCGGCGACCAGAGACTGAAATGAACCCGTCCCGACACCAGCGTTATCGAGCATTACGGTAGTCAGTAGCTGGAAAGTATCGCCGGCAGGCGTTGCGCGTCGTGAACCGGACGGGATCACAACGCCAGGCACGCCACCAAGGATCACGCCATCGACGATGCTGTATGTTGCAGCTCGTCGGGTGCCACCGGTTAATGCCCATATGTCATCAAGGAAGATACCTCCCGCATAGTTCGGGTTTATCTGGTTGGCGAGATTCGCATTGTTAGACGCAATTTCAGTACGTACGGCAACGTCGCTGGCGATAATGGCCCCCTGCGGCGTATCGGGCGTAACAATGAGATCGTCGCCGAGCGTACCTTTCCAGTCCGACTCTGTATCGGCCAGAATCTGCGACGTGTCGGGAACAATAACCCCCTGGGGTGATAAGTAATTATAAGTTGTCACTCAAACTCTCCGTTCCGTATAGCGTTTTAATTTCAGCCGTGTATTTCAGTTCATTACCTTCCGTCCAGATATTGACGTTCCCGATCCCCGTAACGCCGGGGACCGTCATCAGGACCTTTCGCAGATACATTTCATAGAGCCCGGCATCCGTCGTGGCGCCCAGGGCTATATCGAAAAAGGGAATGCCGCGAGACTGCGCATAAGGCAACTCAGCCAGCTTCGTTCGGGATACGTGTTCACACGTCTGGATGATGGCCGTCAGGTCAGTGGCTATCGCCAGGTTGCCATCAGGCCCCCGATAAATATCGGCGTTCTCGTTTGTCGCGAGTGTTCTCATGGATTTTTAGCGGGGCCAACACTCCCGCCCTCCGGGTTAGTGTGATTGTGGCCAACGAGACTGAGCGCCCCATCAGTAAACTGAGGTGCCTGGATGGGTTTGTTTGAAATCACCCCAGCGTCGGTTATTGATAAGACGGTCGATCCTGCGGTGAGCACAATGCTTCCGGGCTTCACGGCGACGGAGGTTGTCCCGTCCAGCGTCTGAAGCGTGGCCGCCCCGCTGTCCGTAACAACGAAATCTTTCATCACGTCAGGGATAAATACCCCGTCTTCAAAACAATGAAGCCGGGTTGTATTCCCCGGCTCCGCTTCGTATGACTGCAGGAATAACGACATATCCCTGTCATTTGACTTTATCCACCCTAAATCGCCGGGTTTAAGCGGAAATGTCAGGCACATACCGCCGCCCCCCGCGGTCAGCGCAGGAACCTCTGCAGGGGCCATCAGCGGGTACATGGCGCCATCGGTCATCGTGACCCTGTATAAAATTTCAATCTGCGCCCGGTTCTTAGCCCTGTCATACGAAACGATGCGCGCCGGGAGCATATCGTCAACATCCAGGAGGAATTTACGCAGAACCAGATCCATTGCGCCGGTTAGGTCTTCGTCCTGGCCTGGCTTACGACTTGGGGTTGCTGGATTTGGCATGACTTTTTTTGGTTGCCTCGCGTTTCGCTGCAATGGATTTGATATTGCTGTTGTTACAGGCCAGATCCAGATACCAGTCGTTATCATGCGTTGCCAGACTGGCTGCCCAGCTGTAAATGACGTACTGACCATTAGCGGCTTTGTTAACCTCAGACCGTATTTCAATCTGCTGGCCCAGCCTGATAGTCGGGTCGAACAGCATGCGAGCCTTGATGCCCTTATCATCCAGCGTTGGCGTCCCGATCATGCCGGTATCCTTCGAAATTAAACGGACCTCCCCCCGCGTGGCTTTTCCCAGGTCTTTAACCACCAGAAATTCATCATCAATAAAGCAGTCAACGTCACCCACCAGCTCCAGCTTTTTTATCTGCTGCGCCGTTGAGCCGTTATAAACATAGTTGGCGACCGTCTTATCCGTGGCCTCAAAGCGCAGGCTAAGCGAATAGTCAGCGGCGACGTTCCTGCACAGATCCGATAACTGCGTGGTTTTTGGTGAAGAGCGCGATGTCCATTTGTACTTAGCGCCGTTCTGCGTCAGCGCCTTCATGGTAAGGCGGCGGTCTGGCGGCATGCTCGGTTCCGCCAGAATCACGTCCCCGGTATAAATGCGCTCCACACCGGTAGACTGCCGACCGGCCATTACGGTAATCAGCTTTTGTTTTTGTGAGGGATTCCAGGGGGAAGTTTCAGTAACGAGGTAGTCGATGGTTTCGAGAAGCAGATTATCAATGCTGATGTTGCAGGCGTTCTGCTTTCCGTCCGACGTCTTGGTGATTTTTACCGTACCCGCCGCCCCGTTATAAAACTGCAGTTGCCCGTTAACCTCGATACCAATATTGAGTATCCGGTCGTCAAACATCATCTATCTCCTCGTTCGTTAGAAAAATGAACGTATCAGAACTTTCAAACCCGGTGTAGTAAGGCAGATCGGCGTTGTTGGTTAAAATAAAAAAGTTACCGTCGTTCAGGTAACGTGAGGGGATGATGGGTGAGCCGGCAACCGCTCGCCTGTTACTCACTATGGTTTCACCGTCCCGGACAACCGTTACGGCCATGATGCCGTTGCACTCCTTCAGCGACAGCTCGTAGAGGGAGTTTTCCAGCACGACGGAGAGCGACTGGCGCGAAAACTGCTTAAGCGGGATCTCTTTCATCAGAACCAGTCCTCAGCGCTTTTCAGTATTGATTTCGATTTTTCCTGCGTCGTTGCGGACGCATCCGTTGTTCGCTTCTGACCCTGTTTAACCGTGTCTGCATCCGGCTTGGCCGTGCCGCCGGTCTTTGCAGACTTGCTGGACACGGCAACCTCTTTGGCTGGCAGGGTTTCAACGGTGGAGGTAAACCAGACGACCTCTTTTATCGTCAACGTAACGGCAATCGTATCGCCCAGGTCGGGGGCTTCGTCATGCGGCATATCCGTAATGACCATGTTCGCAAACGAGGAGGCTTTGGTCTGAACTATCAGAGAGGTGCTGTTAATGTAGGCCTGCTCTATGTCTTTATACACAGAGCCATAGGCATCACCGGGTATGAACATGGTCAGCTGCGCGATGTTCGGCTTAATGACTTTGAAGTCAGCAATTTTATTGCCGGTTTCCAGCGGGTGCTCACAAAGATCGGATGAGCGATTAACGGCAGCGCGCATTGCCCTGCATTGGGAAAATAGCTGCGCGCCCTGCTCATCCGTAATCTTCACCACATCCACAGCCAGGCTGGACGCATAAGGGTTATAAGATGATACGGAACCGGATGCCGTATTCATCAGGTCTGAGAAAGAAGACATTAATGACTTACCCCGTTGTCGTACTGGTTGGCCATCTGTTTAGCGCTGTCGCTCATCCCATCAGTAACCGCCGTGCGTATCTGCTGCGGATCGCCCGCACCAGTGGTGATGTTCACGTTTTCGATTTTCTGCGTGTTCTGAACGGTGGTTGGCCGGTTGTTGTTGTTAATAACTGACGCAGGCGGAATGACCGGAGCATCAGCAATGGTTTTCGCTACCTGTTGAGAGGCCTCAATCGCAGGGTGTGGCTGTTTGATCGGGTTGTGCTCGGTATCAATTTCACTGCCAGTACCGCTATTGCTTACCTTTTTCTTCGGCACTGGTGGCTGTTTAATCTGGCTGTGTTCGGCGGTGATATCCGTCTCATTCCCCTGCCTTTGTTCTCGCTGCGCTGGCACCGGTTCAGGTACATCACCGGGTATGAGCATGTCTTGCCCTCCGGGGCTATTTTGCTGGCGCGGCGGATCTTCTTTCCCTGCTTTAGCATCGTTCTGCTTTTTTTCCTCAACAGGGCTTGCCGGCTGCTCATCATCGTCGCCGGTAACATACTCGATTCCCTTCTTAACGAAATCGGGTAGCGCGTCGTATGCCGCATTGGCTGCATTGCTTACTGTGTCTGAGATGTATGAGCCCAGCTTAGAAAACAGGCCTTTTATCCACTCGAGCAATTCGTTGAATATGGCTTTAGTCTCAGTTGAAAGCTTCTCCCACACCTTGCTAATGGCATCCAGAAGAGCATTTACCGCGCTTTCACCATCACTGACAAGTATGTCCCAATTGCGCTTTAACTCCGCAATAAGGTTGGACATAAACTGTTCCGGGTCTGTGAAGAGGACTTTTAACGCATCCCATAACCCGAGCACGGTTTCCTTTGCTCCTTCCAGAACAGCACCCAGCATCGGAAAGCGTTTAACAAGGTCACCAATGACTGATTCGCCACCGTTGAAATATGTCCAGAGATCATCAATGACCAGCCCCAGCGCAACCCCTATAGCGATGAGCGGCAAGAATGGCGCAACAGCGGCCCATGCGGCGGTAGCCATGCCCCACAGCGCGGAAGCAAGCATAGGGATCGCTACACCCGCCAGCGCGCCGAAGAAGCCGATCAGGAAGCCTTTATGCTCTCGCCCCCACTTTATCAGCGCGACGGTGGTATCTATTACCAGGTCCAATGCAGGGACAACGGTCATGGCAAGCACATCAGCAAAGCGGGTAAAGATGGCAGAAAGCTCGTTTTGTGCTTCAGCAAACCGTTCTAATTCTTCGGCATCTTTTTTCGATGTAACGCCGAGTTCTTTCTGGAATTCAATCTGACGCTCGAGCGCTTTTTGCCCTTTCAGCATGGCAGTGATCACCGCGTTATCGGTGATACCAAGCTGTTTAATCTGGAATGTAGCTTGCTGCTTGTCCATCTTCGATAGGGTGCCGGACAGTTCCAGCAGAGCCACATCAGCAGTCTTAATTTTCCCCTCTGAATCTGTTAGCGCAACACCAAGCTGTTTAAACGACTTTGCTTTCCCAGAGCCGGCATCCGACGCAGCCTCCCCGATAGCTTCGTTGAGGTCGATCATCGAGTCTCTGAAACCATCAGCATCAACGCCCAGGGCCTGGAAGGTTCGGGATAGCGCATCATACTGACTGATGTCCACTCCGACAGTTTCGGCATCTCTCACCCTCTGAAGCATTTCAGCAGTGTGATCGAGTACGGCGCTCAGTGACAGCCCAGCCCCAGCGATACCCAGAGTAGCTACAGCTAGCTCTTTGAAGCTGCCAATCGTAATACCCGTTTTTTCCGCCACGCCATTAAACATGTTCAGCATGGCCGAGTTAGCATCGTGGGCGCCGTCCTTAACGTCACTTTCAGCCTGCTCAGTTTCGCGCATGCCTCTCAGGGCATCGTTGTTATCGGTTTCGAAAAGAAACACAAATGAATCGAGGACGCCCATATTTACTCCATAAAAAAACCCCGCCGGAGCAGGGTTTGGTTTGCTATAGCGAAATTAGATTATGATTGGTTGCTTTCCAAAATCTCTTCAGCGCGTTTTTTTTGTGCTGGGGTTACTTTGGAATAAGATTCTCGCAAAGCATCGGCACAGGGTTTACCTGGCTTCAGGCAAGACTTCGTTATTAATTCCTTATTATCGTCAAATATAACCTTCATGCCAGCCTGAAACTTGTTCGTAACTTTTGGCTCTTCAAGTGAACCTACTAATTCAGCTCTCATTTTTTTAGCTGAATCTGCTGTAAAGCTACATTTTTTTAACATGGGTGTATGTATGATGTATTTATCCATGGAGCATAAAAAATCAACTTTCGCCCCCTTCTCTAGCTGAAGGATTCTTTCATCATCACCATTTACATAAAGAAATACGTTTTTAAACTGGTTCTTCCCATTAGCCTTAACATAAGCATTACCAGCAGCATCTTCACCAATTTCTGAAGCAACTGACTTCACTCGAACCTGCTTACCCTTGAGTTTTTTATTTGCTGCCAGTTCATTTTTTTCATACATAGCGATAAGCTCTGACGCCGTGTATGGACCAACAACTCCCTCCCCAATAACTGAAACCCCACCGCTCATAAATGTCGAATATTCGTCGTCAGCTAATGACTCAACCATGTTGATAAATGCAGGATCTTTGGATTGCAGTGCTTCAGCCAATGTGGTGTGTGTAAAAGAAGCCAAAAGTAACATAGAGATGATGATTTTTTTCATTTAATAACAGTCCCATTGCTTTCAAATGTTAATGCCCGTATGGGCATCTGCTCATTCGATGCTACCACGGCGATCATTGATATTTAACGCTTATTTTTAACTTGCTCAGTTGCCCACCACTCATTAAAGCGCGTGGTCATGACAATTTCCCATAACTGATAGGCCTCCTCGAGCGTGACGGAGGTCTTCAGTTCTGTCAGGGTTGCTTGTTTGTCTGAGAGGATTGTTGCAGTGAAGTGATCAGCGTTGACGTAATCAACTTGAGCATATTCTGCACGATACCTCCGGAGGAAACTGAGCGGGAGAACTTTGCGAAGAATGAGAAATTATATTCCAGAATCTCTTTCTCCAGCCTCATCAGCGCTTCGCCATCAGGAACGTGATTATCGATCAGGGCGGCCGTCGTCAGTCTGATGGTACTGCCGTCGTCAAGCACTCGCTCGACGAACGCCATCGCTTTGAGCATGATTTTTTCATTCTCACCGTACTGGTTTTCTTCCCACTGCTTTGCCATCGCAGCGATAGACGTTGGATATTTTGCCGCTATCTCACGACCGGCAATGGCGGGAAACTGGCCGATTATATAACCGTGCTCCACGCCCAGGCGGTCTTTAACGGTCACTGATTTTGGGTTTAACAACTCTGCCACGTTACACCTCCACCCGGCTCATGCCTTCAAAGCGGAAGTTGTACACCTTCGATTTCAGCCGCCCAGCTGAGGCTACCGCATTGCCCGGCAGCCCGTCATACACAATCCCGGGCGATAACGTTATTGTCGAGCCGTCAGGGTAAATCCCGACGATGGTTATCACGTCTTTCGCCGGCTTCTTGCCGCGCGCCGCTCGGTTGGCCTCGAACACAACCGCCAGATTTTTATCGTCATCTGATTTGGGGATAACGGCTATCGCTAATGGGATTGGGTTTGCCGTAGACCAGGTGACCATATCGCCGTTAAGCCCCATTGCCGCATCATTAATCTGCAGCGTCGGCAGGTCAAAGGGATCGGCATCATCGGCAAAAGCGGTCACGGTGAAACCAGCGGGGAAGGTTTTGCTCGCAATCACGCGAACCTGTAGGCCGAAGCCTGCAATATCTTGCATTGTATTTCTCCACTAAAAGCCGCGCGAAGCGGCTTGCCCGGAACAGGGTTAAATGAGGATGTCGCGCCCGGTAATTTTGTTCACCGCGTCGGCCTTGGAGTACACCAGCGTGTAATCGATGATGTATTTGATGGTGCCGTTCTGCTGGGTTTCCGGCAAAACATCGGCATCAAGCCAGTAGCCAATAGATTGCACCTGGTGCCACGCCAGCGGATCGCCGGTTACCTGCGTGACGTATGCCCGTTGCGTTACGGTCAGGTCTTTCTCTGCTTTAATCGTTCCGTTGAACTGCGCACGCGCAATCGGATCCTGCAGCAGACTCAGGACGATAGAGCGCCCTTCTTCAGTGGCAGGAATAATTGGCAGGGCCAGTAATCCGGTCATCAGCACGGCGGTCGCAGCTGATTTAAACCATTGTTCGTTAGCATATACGTTCATCTGCAGCGGTGAGGTGGATACCCCGCACAGATAGCCATTCTGATAAAAATCGATTGGCTGGCCTGCGTTTTTGGTTCGCCCGTAATAGTTCACGCGGGTGTCCGTGTCGATGGCATTTGCTTCGGCGTTGTTATCCACCTTCGGCGTGATGCCCGACACGGGCTGGAACATGTAGTTCTGGCTGGCGTTGCGCTGGTTGTAATCCGTCGCGCCGAGGATGATCCCCGGAATAAGCTCATCGAACTCGGTGTTCGCATCGTTCACGATGGTCATTGCGCAGCCGCTATAGCTCACCAGCGCCGCATACCAGTCGACATAGGTCGCCTTGGTGACCGGCACCAGGTACTGATATTTCACATTCTGCGCCGTGTTCCACGCTGCGATACTTTGCACGGTGTCCAGGTCAAGCGGTGCGCCACAGAACGCGAATGAACCATAGTTATCACTGATATCATCCGCTTCAATAACGAAGTCCAGCGGGTTACCGGAAACCGAACCCGGGGAAGTGACCATACCTGCGGCGACCGTCCACCCCAAATCAGCAGCAATGTCAGTTCCTGTATCAGACGCCGTTACGGTGACGGACTGCGGCGAGGTGGTCCCGACGAAAATGGCGTTGAAGTGCTGGCCCGTATCATCGAAGTCGACGGCAAAGCTATTCGCAGGAGTGGCTGCATTTAACGCTTCCTGAACCGTAGCGGCCACATCTGCCAGTGAAATATCGGTGCTGAAATCCAGGCTGTTCAGCGTGTAGGTTGTGCTGCCTACGTTGATGACCAGTGCGCCATCGGTGATCTCGTTCCAGATGCTGATATCAGTCAGCGCCGTACCGCCCAGGATCCCCGGCGGCGATACGGTTGGTCCAGCCTCGAAATGGGCGAACGAAATCTTTTTAGCTTTGGTCGTTATCTTGGAGACATAGCCAAAATATAACGCGGCGCGGGCATACTCTTCGGAGTCAGTGCCAAACTTATCGGCCACGTCGTTCAGGTCGGTAATCTCCAGTACTACCCCAGCGGGCACCACTAATTTATCGGTGAATAGACGTAGGATCAGCTCACGCTCTTTAACGGTCGCGCCAGCCCCTATGCCGGACGTAATGTCCACGTACTTTTTAATAGAAATGCTCATCAGCAAGCCTCTTCAGACGCGGTAAATTCCGCTGGTGAACTCATTAACGACGCCAACTGAATGCGTCAGAGTGAGTTTGTGACAGATGACCAGATCGAAGCTGGGGACGTTTTCCCACTGCTCTTTTTCGTTCTGGATATAATTCGTTGTGATGGTTTTAACAACCTGAATGCCCATGCCCGCCGCTTTCACTGCGTCAAGCATTGCCCTGCTCTGCAGGAGCATTGAGGCGATGGTAAGAACGCCCTGCACCGTTGGTGTGTCAGTTGTTTCGTCCTCGGGCCGGACGAATGGCAGCACGGCATTGAACTGGATTGTTTCCGCTGCATTTTGCCGCTCAGTTTCTTCCCCCAGGCTGTTGGTTATTTTCACCTCCCGCGATTGCCAGCCAACGCGTTCCGTTCCGATGTGGTGCATGATGATAGCCGGGACGTCTGGCGGGCCGGTGGATATGCCGGAGTAACTTTGCATGACTCTGACGGCCAGTCCCTGATCGGCAAATCCGGCGATCAGAAGGTCACGAAGCAATTTAAATATTTCGTTCATTGCTTCACCGCTACCAGCTGTGTCCAGCCGTCCTGTACTTTCCATGATGTGGGCTCTAGCACCTCCCACGCAGCGCTGTTCCACAAAATCAGATCTGCAGCGCCACCACGATAAGCTGAATGTGCGCCGGTCTGGATCCAGACGGTAACGTACTGTCGCCCGGTGGTCAGGCCAAGTTGCTGAATATCGCGAAAGGACAGCGGCTGAACGGAAGTGCCATAAAGCGGCTCTGGTACGGAAAAGGCGTTAATCGTTTTGCCAAAGTCGTTTTCCTGCTGACCAAGGAAACGTTTAATTTGCACGCCCGCAGTCGGATTGATGGAGCCCAGCGCAATGCCAAGAAGATTCGAACCGGGTACTAACATCATTTCTCCTTAACGATTGAAGTGCAGGTCGCGAGCATCAGCCCGGTGGCCTGCAGTGGTTTAGCGGGCTCAAGACCGCGGCGCACCCTTCCCGCCTTAGTACTTTCAGCCAGTGGCGGGCTGTTAATCTGGGTGATCGTCATCCGGACATCCCCGGCGGCCAGTTCTCCTATCGCCTGCATCACCTGCAAAGGCGATCGCGTACCCTGCGCCACTGCCTTGACGCCCAGCCCCATCGAATCAGACCAGACTTTTTTTTGCGCAAGAATCGTCGGCCTGACCATGGGCCGGGGTGGGATTCGCCGCTTCGGGCTGCCGAACTCCTGGGTTTGTGCCACCAGCGCAACAGGGGTGCCATTCTCGTATCGAGCAGTGTCCTGCCAGCCAACCTCTGCTTTTAGTTTCCCCAGCGCTTCGACCTGCTTGATTAGCTCACTAAGCCCGCTCATCAGAAACGCCCTCCCACCTTGCGAAATGCGCGCCGCTCCGGCGAGCCGCCGACGTAACCCAGGCCAATTGCCAGGCGGGCAAGTAGCGCGGCCAGCTGCTCACCGTAGGGCGTTTTGCCAAGCCAGGACATAAAGGCGCCCTTGCTCGACGCTGCGTTAACAAACCCGACACTGACCGAACCTACGGTGGCGTTACTGATAACCCCCGTCGCGCCGCTGGCCGGTGCCGCCGTCGTGCCGTTAATCATCAGCAGATGGGCTGTCAACAATTCGGTCATCAGCTCCTGGCACTTCACACAGCGAAACCAGCTGTTAGCGATATCGATATAGCAGTCCGTCATATCGGCCATCAGCAAAATGCTGTCCGTCGGGTAAAGCACGGGATTAGCGAACGCCGGGAATTTCTCCCGAAACTCCGGGACGTCTATCATGATTACTCATCCTCGCCGGCTTCCTTGGGTGGCTTTTTGCGCATGTCCTTATAGGTTTTAGCAGTATCCTGAGCGGACTTATCCTTTTCCATCTCGGCGCCCCTTTCGTCGGCATCGTGCGTATTTTTCGCCTTTTCATCGACGCTCATAAAGCCACGCTTAACGAACCCCTGAAATGCCGGGTCGGCTTTCAGCAGTTCCAGCTCTTCGGTGGTCACTAACGTAGCTACGCCGCGCGGGGTAAGCATGGTTCGCTTTGCCTGCGCGTTAGCGCCCCCTTTGATTAATACGCCTTTGTCGTAGCTGTCCTTGCGGGCGTGGCCTTTCCAGACCGGGAAAAAGTTATCGGACGTACATGAGGAATAAACTGCTGGCATTGGTGTTCTCCAAAAATTAAGGGCCGCATAGCAGCCCCTGAATCAGATACCGCTGGCGCGATACACGGCAAACGGTCGTTTCACCAGGGCACCAGCCGTGGCGTTTGTGAAATCTTCGGTAACGACCTTGCAGGATGTATCGACGCCCAGGGCGCGAAAGCGAGAAGGAACAATCTGATCGATGACTGCGCCGCCATCCGTCCCGGTGTCGCCGACGCTGACCGCATAGAGATAGAAAACATCCGCGCCGCCGTTAGCGTCATTCAGCTCAAACGCTGATTTAACCGTCACGTTCGAATAGTTCTCTTTCAGCCAGTCATACGGCGTCTCGCCAAGTTCGTTAGGTGTGGAGAGGTAATCAACCTTCTCGGATGCCACCACCAGCATCAGAGGCGTGGACGTAGGGTCGACAACCTCCTTTGACTTCGCGCGCAGGGCGGAAAGCGCCGTCAGTAAATCACGCACAATCTCTGCGTAGGTTTTGACATCCCACGTAGTTCCCGCCGCCCCCGCCGAAACGGTGATGTAAGCAGGCAGGTTCGGGTCGTTGAGATATCCATAGATCGGATGTGTCGTGGAGCCGTTGTATCCGAAAAAGGCCACGCGGTTACGTGATATTTCCAGAGCCAGAGAAGCTGCGTTACGCTTAGTGTTAGCGGAATCAATGCCAATTCGTCCAGAGCGAAGCCCTTCGAGCTCGCCAACCTGAATACCTTCTTCAAAGCGAATGACGCCTCGCTGCTCATAGGTCAGGTTCCAGCTCGACAACGGAATGTTGCCGTAGTCGGTGTAAGGCTGGGCGGCCCCGGTGAGCTCAAGGATTTCCTGAATAACCTCTTCATCCTCCCACGCGCCGGCGGTCGTGACGCCCATAATCTCATCGGCTTTACGGGCCGCCGTAACGACCTGCACCTGACCGGGCAGCCATGACTGCAGGAACTGAGCATAAGCACCGTGGCCCTGCGTTGCGTTCACCGTCAGGCCGGGAATAGCAACGGCGGCGTCCATGCCGTATGCCTGGCGGTAGGTGGATAAGGCGAAATCAGAAATGTTGATGCCAATCTTGCCCAGGGAGTTAACCGCGTCAGCAGAGTCCATTGCAACACCGCGTAATTTGCCGCTTAGCGCAATGGCAGCCTGCGGCGACAGACGCTTATGAATTGTTGATGTTTTACGCATTTATATGCCCTTACGTTATGCCGGAAGTTGCTGGAGAGAGATAATCGCCTGGCCCGTATCGGTGTTGTATCGCACAACTCGCGCGCCGGGGATCAGCGTGGTGTCCGCGGGTGCGGTCTGCGCTGGCGCAGGTGCAAGCAGGCCGCTGTCGTAGTACGCAATACCGTCGCCAATATTCGCCGGAACAGGCAGGATCACGAAGATACCCGGACACTGAGAAACGGCTTCAAACTGCGAACCTGCGCTAAAGTTAATATCTGTACTGCCAATAGCAGCATGCATGACGGTGGCTTTCGGGTTAAAAATAATCCCGACGAATGCTCCTGTACCGCCGATATCAACAAAGCCGCTCTCACCGGCTGTTGCTGTTACTGCGAGGCCGAATGGTGCGGTGACATTATCATCCGCAATAAAGTCAGCTGAGAGTTGCACTGGCTCGGCGCGAACATCACCGGCTAATGCCAGTTCGCCAGGAATACCCCAGGCCTGATCGCTTTGTACTTCATTCTGGAATCCCATGGTTTCCCCTTATAAATCGTCAATGGCTTTTGAAACGCCGTTTGGCTTGATTGCCGCATCCTGGCCGAAAGCAACCATAGTGGATGGCTGAGCAACCTTAACGGCCAGCGCAGCATTCACGGCAGAGACTTCGTGACCTGCGGCAACGTCTTTGATGCCCAGCTTTTCAAGGCCGTATTTGGCGACCGCTACCGTGTCCATCGCATCGCAGGCGAACGCACCGACATACGGCGTCAGGCGGCTGGCCAGCTCATTGCGTGCGCCGAGTTCTTTCAGCAGCGCACCGGTATCCTGAGCCTTAACCTGCTTTTTCAGATTGCCGATCTCTTGGGTCAGCGCTGAAATTTTCGCGTCCTGCGCTTTAGTACCGTCATCAGGCACTTCATCCTCTGTCTTCTGAGCAGGTGTCGGATCCTTCGATGGGTCCTCGTCAGTAGCTTTCACTTCCGGAGCTTCATCCGTTGGAGTGGCCGGTGGCGTGGGTGGTGTCGGTTCCGCCGGAGGAGGATTGTTCGCCACGGCTGGCGCCAGATTGGCAGCCACTGCTAACTTGGTTTTGTCTTCATCCGATAAAGCAGCAATCGCCGCCAGGATTTCTTCGAGTGTCATTGCATTCCCCTTGTCGGAGTTTTGGTTTATGGCCTGATCCATCACTGCGACGTCAGGTCCTGCTCTGCCCTCACCAACAAGGGCAAGATGGTTTCCGCAACGGATATTTCGCTGCACGTATTGGTAGGCCGTCCCTTCGAACACGCCGGGCGTCGGATCAACGTCGTATTTGTATCCAGGGGAGAGTTCGCTTTTACCTGACTCAAGAGACAGCTTCAGTGCATCGGTAAAAACGCGTAGGTTTGCCCGCACATAGGGCGGGTCGAAATAGACTTTCTCTCCAACAATCCCATCAATCCCCACATCACCAGCATCAGCGCCTTCTGCACCAAGCCAGGCGTGTTCATCAATGAAGGGGATTAGCTTGAATGACTCCAGCGTTTCCGCGCGGCTCAATTCCTCAGCCGGTCGGTATACCTGATAAATCTTGTTGGGATCGGGCGCGCCTGGAATTTGGCTGCCGAGATAGTCGAACACCCCGACCTTAGTAATAGGGTTGCCCTCAACAGTGATCCACCCGTTGCTGTCAACGACGCGGGCAGACCTGTCCTGTGCTTTTGCGCTGGTCGTCATCACTTCACTCCAAAATCAATGACCAGTTTGAACGTGCAATGGCAGTGAATTTCTTCGCCAGGCACAACGTTTTGCCCCTTGTCGCCAACCGGCAGGCCAACGGCTAAATCGAACTCATCGCCATGAACCTTGACGTGCTTAGGGCGGGAATGTTTCGGCCCTCGATGGGAGTGGATCCAGATGCCCCGCGTCGCGCCCGTCGACTGCGCCTTGAGCGTGGCCGTCTGGTTAAACGCCTTGCGGGTCTGGTCCATCGCAATATTGGTAGTGCGCCGGTCAAGCTTGCCATTCGCGTCGGCGAGAATGTCCTTCATTGCTGATATGTCGCCAGGCGATTCAGCCACGGCTTTTCTGATGCGCTCTATATGCTCAGTCGGGAGCGTGGAAATTAGCTGCGCATTGGCGTGTGCCGCGTCACGGAAGTAGCCCTGAATAACGTCAGCATTCACCGCATCGCCAAGTTTCAGCGCGGTGAACTGCCGCTGAGTGGACGCATCCACGCCAGCCAGCACCGGGTTAAACATCGATGGGGCATATTCGCGGAAAAGGTTGCTGTACTTCGTGGAGAGGGTATTGAGACGCTCATCAAGCGTACGCCCCTGGGTGTTCAGGATGTCGTCAGCGAGATTAGACTTCATCCACCGGGTTAGCCCCTTTAGCTTGCGCTGGTACGTTCGCTCCAGGTGCAAGGGACTGTAAAACGGCCTGGAGTCGGTCGGTTTCTGACTCTCCGTTTTCTCCGCCATCATCTACCTCGTCAAACTCATAGCCACTGGACTCGTCGTCCTTCAGCTTCTGCTGGTTCTGTTCTGCGCTCACCACGCCCAGCTCCTGCCAGATTTGCGCGGTCTGCGCCCGGGCAAGGCCTGTTTGCGCCTGCTCCGTTTCGGTTGGCTCGTCCAGCGGATTCCAGACGACCTCGACGTCGACAACCTCGCCGAACAGGGATTTCGTCTGCAGCTGGTAATGGCGCTCGAGTAACGGCGTACAGCTGTGCTCCTGGATGCCCGCGAGCGTTTCTCGGTAGGTCCCTGTTTCGAACTCCCCCGTCGGGTTAAACCCCTTCGGAGACGTGCCGAGAAGTTTTGTCGAGGGCATTTCGGCTACTGCGGCCACCAGCTGGTAGCCGGTCATGATCACAACGTCGACGTCACCCAGCGATGTTTCGTGCTGACTGTATTCATCCATCATGCCGATATTCATCAGCCCGAAATTGTCGCGAGACTCGGCAAATTTCTGCTGCTTATCGATGTACAAATCAGGATCGGCCATTGCTATATCGAGATCGGTCTTCACGACATTTAGCCGCTTGGACATGAGCAGCTGCGGACCTTCGTTTGCCGACCGCTCAGCGCCGTATACGCGCTCCCAGATAAGCTGAGGTAAAGGCAGGCTGCCAAACTGATACGTCGGCTTGAGAACGTCCGGCACTTCGGCGTAGCGAATAATGACCAGGTGCGAACGGTGATACCGCTTACCAGCGATTCGCCAGTAGGTAGGCTCGTAGAAGTTTTCCGACGACGGGTCGGTTACGTCCACGCCCTCCAGCTCTGGCGCGCACCAGTACGGATCTACCTGGCTGATGCCGCGATAGCTTCCCTCGTCCACACCATCGATGTTGAACGGGTTCTCGTAATACTTCGGGTCATCGCTGTCCACGCAGAAGATGGCAATGCGGATGCCGAACACGCGGTTAAAACGCGCAAATTCCTGCACCTGCTTTTTAATCCCTCGCTTGCGGTCGAGCTTTTCAAGACGCTGGATTTTTTCTGCCGAAAGCCCGGTAATCTTCCAGCCGTTGCGGGTGGCATCTTCCGGCGGGATTTTGCAGGCCCGATTAACAAGCCACTGCTGAGCCATGACGGCGCACAGCTGATGGCCGATAAATCCCTGTGACAGAAACCAGCCGATCACGTTATCGGGTACGCCGCCAACCGTAGAAAAGCGATAACCACTCGAGGGGGCCTGGACACAAGCCTCATCCATTGCCTTGCCTGTGCCAGTGTCCACTGCATGTGCTGAACGAACCGGGAAGGCGGCTGCTTCAATTTGCTCGAGGGTGACGGGCTGATGCTGTTTATGCGTTGAGAACGTAGAGAATGCGCCAGCGGGCTTGTTCACCTTCTCCGGCTTTGGATCCTCAACAATCTCGGGTGGCTTTGCTCTAAACCATTTAAGCCATTTCATGAGTAAACGCCCCTGCTCTTTTTATTAATCATGTCGTCGATTGCGTCCATGGTTGGATCAACCTGGTCATCATGAGCGCCGTTAGGGAACTGACTGAATTCAGCCAGGTAATCAGAAAGCCACGTGGCATTCTCAGGCAGCAGCACATTGCCGGATTCAATCATTGGTGCGACATCCATCGCGCGCGTCAGCTTGTCGACGTTGCGCTGAATGGGAAGGATGGGTATCCCCTCCCGGCGAAGCGTCTGGATAAGGCCCGTACCGGATACCTTGTCCTCGCACTTGAGCGCCCGAAGGTTGCCCATGCCCGTAACGGCTTTGTGCTTCTTCCAGAACGCGCGGGCCTGAATAAGCAATTCAGGTGCTTCCCACTTGCCGCGAAGCTGATCGAGCAGCACTGGCTGCCCTGCTTCGGTCTGGCCCCAGCACTGGAATACGGTGAAGTCGTTATGTGTCTTCGTCTTCTGGGCCGTGTCCGCGTAGATGCTGCGTGTTTTTGTTACTGGCGCAACGCGATAGAACTTCCACCAGTGGTCTTTGAATATGCCGCCGCCGATTGGCGCAGGGCGCTGCATGTACTGACCTGCAAACACGTATGGGTTTGCCGTTTCCATGCGCTGCAGTTCCTGCCGGGAATGCTTAAACGGCCATAACGGTTCATCGGCATCATTGAGGGCAGGAATACAAACGTGCTCCCATGCCTCGCCGTTACCACCGCCAAGCAACCAGCCGGATAAATCCTTTTCATGCAGGCGCTGCATAATGACGATGATCGGCGTATCAGGTGAGTTCGTGCGGCTTTCGATAGTTGTCGAGAACCAGTCGATAACGTTCTGGCGCATGACATCAGATGTGGCCTCGCCCGCTTTGTGCGGATCATCGATGATGATGGCGCCGCCAAAGTAGTCTCTGAGCTTCCCGGCTCCGTACCCTGTTATTGTCCCGTCAGAGCCGGACGCATACACACAGCCGCCCTGATCGGTTCGGTACTCATCCTTCGCGTTAGAGTCCTTGCGGAACTTAGGCGCGCCGAATACCTCGCTGTAGAGCTCATGCTCCATCAGCGCGCGAGCGCCCCAGGTATTGTTTGCCGCCAGACGCTTTGAGTAGCTTGCGTGAATAAATTCGCTGTCCGGGAAGTTACCCATGCACCAGGCAATGAAGTTCACCACCGCCAGCTCTGTTTTTGAGTACCGCGGCGGAATATTGATTATTAGCCGCTTACACCTGCCGATCACCACCCGTTCGAGCGCGTCGCATAGCTTCTCATGGTGCCAGTTCGATACGAACTCCATACCCTTTCTCGCGCTGAACATCGTGCGTGTGAAAGCGAGCAAGTCGGTGCGGCACTCTACAACCTCGTTAACGTTCAGCATGCTTGCGCTTCAATGCCTCGATTACGGCGATCGCCATACTGGCTGAGCCAAGCGATCCGTCAGGGTTCGAATGCTCCACCTTCTCTGGCGCCTGCCAGCCTTCCATTTCGGCCATTTGCTTTATCGCGCCGCGGGAGTCGTGCAGCTTAAGCTTGATGCCTTCCTTTCCAGCCGTGAGCTCGGCAATGGCGTCGAGCAGTTCCGGCGATTGCTTCACTGAGTCTTTAAACTTCCAGGTGGCCTGGGTGACCGGTCGCCCTTCTTCGTCCTCGCCAACATGATGTTCGCCAAAATCAACGAGGTCAGTGATGCGCGCGCGGCCCATCGACGTGAGGCGCTTTAAGGCTTCCTCGCGGGTCATGATTGCCGCGTCTATTGCGGAACCTTCCACGGACGACATGAACGCATGGACGTTAGGATTTGTTAGGATTTCGCTGGCGCAGGCCCGGGCCGTTTCTGGTGTCTTCGCCTTACCACCGGCCTTCTTGTACGCATCTGTCTGGTTCTTTCCTTTCAACAGTTGCGTGACGAACTTTTTCTGCAGCGGAGTCAGCGCATCGAAAAGGTGCTGCTGCTCTGCCGTGAGCTTTTTCGATGGCATGTGAGGCTCCGAAAAAAAGCCCCGCTATTGCGAGGCGATGGATCTAAGGCATTGCTGCCTGATGTAGTCCTGCAAGCCAGCTATTTGCTTTCCTGCTGTTTCTATTCGCTCTCGGAGGGAGAAATAATCCCGTTGAGCGGAGTCAGTAAGTCGGGGGCTGGCTGCATCATCCACGCGGGTGGTGCCGGTGGATTTGGGCACTGGCTTGCATGTTGCTGCGATGTGCAGCCGCTTAGAGCCAGCAACAACATCACGCTGCAGCTGTTCAATAGTCGCCTTAGCATCGGCCAGTTCCCCTGTGTATTTCGCATCGAGCGCGGCAACGTTCCGCTGTCGTACCGTCATATCGTCGATGGTGCTTTGCCGGTTACTGGCAAGACTTTGCGCAGCGTCAGCGC